TCAGAAGAGATGCTGCATTCGCTGGCGCTAGGCATGGAAGATGAGCTGATCATCATTGGCCGGCATGGTGTTACTGTGGAGCAGTTCCGGGAATTAGAGAAGCAGCCATGGTTTATCAGCCGAATCATGCAGTTGCGCTCGGAATTTGAGAAAAACGGCGTTACATTCAAGGCAAAAGCGGGCTGGATGGCCGGAGAACTGCTAGAAAAGGCATATGTGATGGCCGCAAGCAAGGATGCGAGCTTCTCACAGGTGCACGACACGCTCAAAACGCTCATAAAAGTGGCAGGACTAGAGCCAAAAGAGGAGAAACAGGTCAATTCTGGGCCCGGTTTTAGCATTTCTATCGACCTTGGAGAGCGTTCGGTGAACATCACAAACGACCAAAATATCATCAATTCGCCTACAAAATTCATATCTAATGAGTAAATACAAGCCAACAGACACCCAGCGTGAGTTCATGCTGGACGAAAATTACGTCAGGGTCTTAGCTGGCCCAGTTGGAGGTGGCAAATCTGTGACCTGTGTGCACGAACTGGTAAGACTGGCATGCGGGCAAGCGCCTAATGCCAAGGGTATACGTAAGACCAGAGCGGTGATCGTGCGTAACACGGCGGACCAGCTGGCGCTGACGACACGTAAGACGGTGTTTGACTGGCTGCCACCGGGTGAGGCTGGGATTTGGAAAGCGGTGGAGAAGACGTTTATCCTCAAAGCCAAGCTGCCAGATAACACAGAGGTTGAGTCCGAATGGCTGTTCATTGCGCTGGATACGCCGGACGACGTTAGGAAAGCGCTGTCACTGGAGACCACGTTTATCTGGGGGAATGAGTCACGCGAGCTCAACTCAGAGGTTGTGGATGGCCTCTTAGGTCGTTTGAACCGGTATCCGTCGATGAAGGACGGTGGTCCGACCAGATCGTGTGCGCTGTTTGATACCAACATGCCCGATGAGGATACGTGGTGGCATGACAAGATGGAAGACCCGCCTAGCAACTGGTCAATTTACAAACAGCCTGCAGCGATTTTGAAGCCAGCCAAGTACACCGAGCGGTTTGGCGAGGAGCCCGAAGAGATTTTGCTGGACAAGGACGGGGAAGAATGGTGTGTGAATCCTAAGGCGGATAACTACGATCACCTGCCAAAACAGTACTATCCCAACTTGATTCCGGGTAAGACGGAGGACTGGCTTAGGGTGTATCTGAGGTCGGAGTATGGCCGTTCGCTCTCAGGTACACCTGTGTACGAGAAGACTTTTACGTACGACTTCCATGTAGCAGATGATCCGATAAAGTACATCAGGGGTGAGAATTACCCGATCATTATTGGGATTGACTTTGGAAGAACGCCGGCAGCTGTGTTTAAGCAGCGGGACCCGCGGGGGCGCGTGATGACACTTGGGGAGATTACTGCGGAGAATATGGGCATCGAGACATTTTTGAATGTTAGGCTCAATCCGTTTATTGCAAATAACTTTGCTGGGGCTACGTTTTTGTGTGCGCCTGACCCGGCCGGGTTTGCCAAGCAGCAGCTTAATGAGCTGAGTCTAGTGGACGTTTTGAAAAATGCTGGATTTAAATGTGTACGCCCCCCTAGCAACAATCCAGAAATTAGGATACAGTCCGTCGAACGGTTGCTCAATCAGCAGCTGGAAGGTAAAGCGATGTACTTAATTGACCGCTCCTGCGAGACGCTTATCAAAGGCTTTCGATACGGATATCGGTACAAAATTAAGAAGAACGGCGAGTTAGAAGATAGGCCAGACAAGAACGAGTTCTCTCACGTCCATGACGCCAATCAGTACGCCGACTCGGTAGTCGATATGAACATCCGAGGTGTAGCATTGCAGCGCGGTAAGCGCGAAATCAAAAAAGTAAGTTACACTTATTAAAACGAGATGGGCCCCGCATGAACCAGAACTTAGGCATCAGTATGGGCGGCATCCTTCCGGCAATGTCGGCAGCGGGTGTTGCAGAACAGCAGCGTAAAGCATCAGAGCTTGCGCAGGCGCAGCCGCTCATTACATCTATTGCATCTTATGTCCGCAACTGCTGGACTGAAGCTAGAACAGCAAAAGAGCAAACGGTTGAGCCCAAGATGTTCAAGGCCGTGCGTGCACGCCGCGGAGAATACGACCCTGACGTTCTAACGATGATTCGCCAAAATGGCGGCTCAGAAATTTACATGATGCTCACGTCTAACAAATGTCGCGCTGCGGCAAGTTGGTTGCGTGATGTGTTATTGGGACAAGGTGCTGACAAACCTTGGACTATCAGGCCAACGCCTACACCCACACTGTCACCTGATATCATGGAAGAGATGCGTCTGCATGCGATACAGCAGATGGCTCAGGTGATTGAAGCTACAGGTCAACAGCTTCCCCCTACGCAGTTGCGTAAGTTCCTGAACGAGTTGCGTGAAGAATACATGCACAACGTGATGGAAGAGGCGAAGTTCAAAGTCAAGCAGATGGAACACAAAATGGAGGACCAGCTCATTGAGGGCGGGTTCATCACGGCGTTTGATGCATTTATTGACGACATCACAACATTCCCATGTGCATTCTTAAAGGGCCCAATCGTTCGTCGCAAGCCGAGAATGAAGTGGAACCCAGATGTACAGGCAGGCTATCAGCTTGAGATTGTGGATGACCTAGTGCTCGAGTGGGAGCGCGTTGACCCATTTATGATTTATCCGTCCCCTGCATCGACAGGGATTAATGATGGTTATCTGATTGAGCGGCACAAGCTGCGTCAGACTGACCTTGAAGAAATGATCGGAGTAGAAGGATATGATGACGAAGCTATTAGACAAGTTATCGAAGCTTATGGCCGCGGTGGTCTCCAAGAGTGGCTCATTGTTGACTCGACTAAAGCGCAAGCCGAAGGAAGATCAACCACCGCAGTAATGCAAAACAGCGAGCATCTGATTGACGCAATCCAGTTCTGGGGTATGGTGTCTGGTCAGATGTTACGCGACTGGGGTTTGACAGACGAAGAAGTGCCTGACATTACCAAGCAGTATCCTTGTGAAGCGTGGCTCATTGGCTCATACGTTATCAAGGCATCGCTGAACTATCACCCACTGGGTCAGAAGCCTTACTACAAAGCATCGTACGAAGGCGTTCCCGGCACGTTCTGGGGCAACAGTACGTATGACCTGATCAAGGACTGCCAAGACATGTGTAACAGCGCTACACGCGCTTTAGCTAACAACATGGGCATTGCCTCTGGTCCTCAGGTGTGGGTCAACGTAGACCGCGTACCACAGGGCGAAGACATTACACAGATGTACCCTTGGAAGATTCACCAAGTCACGACAGACCCAATGGGTTCGTCGGCTGCGCCAATTGGCTTCTTCCAGCCAAACTCAAACGCACAAGAGCTCATGGCCGTGTATGAGAAGTTCTCCATTTTGGCGGACGAGTATTCAGGCATTCCACGCTACATGACAGGCTCAAGCCCCACGGGCGGCGCAGGTCGTACGGCTTCTGGTATGTCCATGCTGATGGGCAATGCGAACAAGTCCATGAAGCAGGTTGTTGCCAACATTGACAACAGCGTGATGACTCCGCTGCTGGAGCGCTTGTATTTCTACAACATGAAGTACAGCGAAGACAACGAACTCAAAGGCGACGTGGCTATTGTGGCTCGCGGCTCAAACAGCATCGTGGCTAAAGAGACTGCACAGGTTCGTCGTAACGAATTCTTGCAGGCAACGGCAAATCCGATCGATATGCAGATTATGGGTATCGATGGCCGCGCTACTCTGTTACGCGAGACTGCAAAGCAGTTAGACGTAAATCCCGACGACGTTGTGCCCCCACGCGAGAAGTTGCGCGTAGCACAGCAGATTGCACAAATGATGCAAGCCGGCCAGCCACCACAACCAATGCCCGGACCGGGAGCTCCTGCGGGAAGCCCAGTTCAAAACCAGCAGATGTTGAGTAATGGCGCACCAATTACAGATAATTTTTAAATTCTCTTGACACCGGGGTAAACCCCATGATACAAACCACACAGTAAAAGGACTGACCATGAACTATTCTGGCAAATCTAAAATGATGAAGCGCTATAAAGAGGGCGGCCCCGTTGAGGGCGATTTTATTGAGGCAGGTTCTGGCCCATCGGAAGATTCTTCTCCCATGGAGGCTGCTGAATCAAAAGCTGAAGAGCCTTCTAAACCAGAATACAAGTCCTTTAAAGAAGCTTTTGCTGCTGAGCGTAAGGCCGGCAATAAGACTTTTGAATACATGGGCAAGAAGTACACAACCGACATGGCTGCTCGTACAGCGGATACTGGTAGCGACGTGGCCCGCAAGGCAGCTAGTTATCCTAAACCCGCACTGCGTGCGGAAACAAACCGTGACCGCGCTGAAAGATATGTTGCCAAACGCGCTGCTGCTCGTGCAGAAGCTGCGGCTAACCCCGCACGTGGTCGTAGTGGCGTTATGATGGCCGATGGTGGAGTCGTCAAACGCGCTTCAGCAAAATCACACGGTAAAGCATGCTAATTAAGCCAGACGCCCGTCAATTTCAGGCGTTGGCTAGGATTTCTAAGTCAGACGATGGAGAGGTTTTGTTGAAATTACTCGAAACCGAACTCGAAAAGCTGACAAACAATTTGCTGGATACGTCCGGCGAAACCACCCCTAGAGTCCAAGGGATGGCGCGAGAGTGTAAAGACATTCTCACGTTGCTTCAGGTATCCCCTGAGCTGGCAGAAAAGACACGGTAAGCCTAAGGGGGAAGCCCCCGGCAAGTCGTTTTGTAAAAACACGCCCAAGTTCTGTGGTGGAACCGGCATAAGGAGTATTTATGGCATTGCCAAAACAGGTACAAGCTCAAGCACACGTTGCAGAAGAGTATGACAAGCAGGTTGCCGCAGCCCAATTAGCTGCTGAACCCAAGCCCGAAGACGAACCGCAACCGAACAGTGAGCCGGAACCTACGACGCAAAGTCAGGAACCAGTCTCCGTTGAGACACCGAAAGCTACTGAAGAAGACGCGACGTGGAAGCAACGCTACCTGTCACTTCAAGGTCAGTACAACAGCCAAGTGCCAACCCTGCAACAGCAAGTGAGGCAACTGACGGATTCGATGGATCAATTACAGGCAAAACTCAAGGAACAGAAGGCCGAGCCGCAACCTGAACCTGAGCCAAGCCAACTGGTTACAAACAAAGACGTGGAAGCATTTGGGGAGGACTTGGTAGACCTAGCCCGCCGTATTGCCAAAGAAGAATTTGGCAGACGCGAGTCGAAGTACATCAAGCAAATCGAGGCACTGGAAGGCCAGTTGACCAAAGCCGAAGGCCAAGTCGGTGAAGTTGTTCAGTCTCAAGCTAAAACAGCGCAGGATCGATTCTTTGAGAATCTCAATTCTACGTTGCCAACTTGGGAAGCGATCCAAGCGACAGATGATTGTCAGACATGGTTAGCGACTCGTATTCCGGGCTCGCAAGCAACATGGAACGATGCTCTTCTTAACGCAGCAGGTCGTCAGGACGTCTCCGCCGTCAAGGAAGTGTTTGATACCTTTTTCGAAAGATATCCAGCGCATAACCCTTCAGCTAAAAAGCAGCAGCAATCCAATGCACGCCAAGAGCTGAATCGTCAGGTTGCACCGGGGAAGTCGACAGCTTCTACCCCTAGTTCGCAAAACGGCCGACTCTATACAAGCGCTGATTACATCGCTGAAAGCAATAGGATCGTCCGGTTGTCACAACAGGGTAAGCACGAGCAAGCGATGCAGCTACAAACAGAGTTAGATGCTGCCCAAACAGAAGGACGTATTCGTCCGTAACTGTACACGGCGGCGTGTTTTGACAAACCGATTTTTTTATTTGGAGTATTAAATGTCTACAATTACCGCAGCCGCCGGTTATGCCGTAACCGCACCCTTTAACACGACCCCTTCGTACTCCGGTACGTTCATCCCCGCAATCTGGTCTAGCAAACTGAACGTTAAGTTCTACGCTAACACCACATTCGGCGAAGTGTCTAACACTTCTTGGGAAGGCGACATCAAGAACATGGGCGATAAAGTTGTTATCAACAACATCCCCTCTATTACCATCAGCACTTACACTGTTGGTTCTAGCTTGAGCTACGAAGCCCCAACTCCTAACACCATTGAGTTGAACATCGACAAAGGCTACTACTTTGGCGTGAACGTTTCTGACGTTCTCGAGTACCAAGCTCAGCCTAACTTGATGGACATGTTCACGACTGACGCTGCCAACCAGATGAAAATCGCCGTTGACCGCGAATCTTTCTTGGGCACATTCAGCGCTGCCGCTGCCGCCAACATTGGCGCAACTGCTGGTGTTTTGAGCGGTTCTTTCAACTTGGGTACTGACGCCGCTCCTCTGGATTACGTCGCTGGCAGCCCCCTGCCTACCATCTTGAACACCATCACATCCATGAGCTCTGTGTTGGATGAGCAAAACGTTCCTGAGACTGATCGTTTCTTGATCATTACGCCTACAGAGCGCCAGTTGCTCATGCAATCTCCATTGGCTCAAGCCTATGTCACGGGTGATGCCCAGTCTATCTTGCGTAACGGCAAGATCGGCCGCATCGACCGCTTTGACATCTATGTCTCTAACTTGTTGCCAAAAGCAGCTGCTGACCAGAACTACTCTGGCGGTGCTGATGCCGGTAAAGTTAAGCGTCACGTCATCATCGCTGGTCAGAAGTCTGCATTGACTTTCGCTTCCCAGATCAACAAGGTTGAGTCTATTCCCAACCCCAACGACTTCGGTACTTTGGTCCGCGGTTTGATGATCTACGGTCGCAAGACAGTCAAGCCAGAAGCTTTGACATACGCCGTGGTTAAGGGCTAAGCTAAAAGCCCTTCGGGGCTTTTTTCTGTTTTAATTAATTTTGGAGATTTAAAATGGCTAATTCAATGAGCTTTGACGTCGCAGTCGGTGGTTATGAGACCGCTACTGCCGGCACAACACAAACCCAAGCTGGCGCTACTGCGCTGACAGGCGCAATTAATTACGTTACCACTGGCAATGCTAGTGACGGCGTGATGTTGCCCTCCGGCCGTACTGCCGGTTCTATTGTGTACATCGTAAACAGCTCCGCTGCTGCTTTGAACGTCTACCCCGCTACCGGCGGTAAGATCAACAACGGCTCTGCTAATGCTGCTAAAGCTTTGGCTGCTAACATGTCTGGTGCTTACATCAGCTTGGGCAGTGAAAACTGGGGCGCAGTCCTCAGCGCCTAATCAGCGCAGCAAGAGGGGCCCCACGGGGCCCCTTCTTGTGTTAGTATTCTCATAACTTCAGCTCTACGAGGTTAGCCAATGGCAACCATCACAGTTGCGTCGATCCTGACAAAGGTTTCAACAATCCTGCAAGACCCGTCTAACATTCGTTGGACTGCGGATGAATTGATCCTGTGGCTTAATGACGCGCAGCGCGAATTAGTGCTGTATAAACCAAATGCTTACGTAACTACTGCAGCAGTGCAATGCGTTACCGGTACAAAACAGTCTCTGCCTGCCGCCGCAGTGTCTTTGATTGATATCGTGCGTAATATGGGCACTGCTGGCACAACGCCGGGAGCTGCTGTTCGCACGGTTTCTCGAGAGATTTTGGATGCGCAAGTGCCTAACTGGCACTCTGCTACGGCCAGTGCGACAACCAAGCATTTTGTTTATAACGTACTCAGTCCAAGAACGTACTACGTTTATCCCCCACAGCCGTCCTCAAGTCAAGGTTACTTGGAGCTAGTCTACGTAGCTCTGCCTACTGATGCGGTGTCCGGAGGCGTAATTACACTAGATGATATTTACGTCACGCCACTTATCAGTTACATTCTGTTCAGAGCCTACAGCAAAGACGCAGAATACGCCAACAACGCTACGCTGGCGGCCACGTATTACCAGCAGTTCCAAGGTTTGGTGCAAGCTAAAGCTACGGCCGAAGCTGCGTCTAATCCTAACCAAGCACTGGGTCCAGCTAACCCTAACGTACCGGGATCAATGAAGTGAGCAACGTTTCATACGAAGTTTTCTTGCCAAACGTTATTCCGTACGCCCCAAACGTACTGGACGACCAAGCGATTGACGCTGTGCGTAACGCCTGTATCGACTTCTGCCGAGAGACGTTATTCCTGCAAACTGACTTAGACCCCATTACTGTGATGGCCGGTGCAAATACGTACTGCATCGACGTGCCTAGATACAACATTCTAGGTCAGGTAATGGGCATCTACTATCAGAGCCGCCGGCTTGAGCGTAAGAGCCAGTATGAGCTAGAGAAGATGTTCTCGATGAACTGGCAATCTATGCTGGGAACCCCCCAAGCGTACACTCAGTTTTCGCCAAACGATATCACTTTGGCTTTATGCCCATCTGAGACCGTCCAGAACGCGATTACAGGCCGTTTCTCATACATGCCGCTACGCGACTCTACAGTTGTGGATTCGCAGCTCTACGAGCGTTATTTAGAAGATATCGTAGCTGGCGCACTAGCTCAACTGCTGGATACGCCAAATCAACCATATACGGATGCCTCAGGCGCTAAGGCAAACGCAATGCGTTTTAAAGTTGCTAAACAAACGGCCCGGGCTTACGTGACCGGCGGTATGAACCATGCGCCAATGCGCATACGTTACAGTAGGATTTGGTAATGAGCTGCGATCTGATCTATCTTGTCCAAGGTGACGTAAACCGCCCGCAAGTTCAGGCGACGATCACTGACGAAAACACAGGCGCTGTGGTAAACATCACTGGCGCTACGGTCGTTATGAAGTTCCGTATGGTCGGCTCGACCACACTACAGGACACAATTACAGGCACTGTTACAGACGGCCCTAACGGGGTTGTTGTCTTCCCCATGACGGCGCTGTCAATGTCAGGAGACCCCGGTAACTACGAAGGTGAGATTCAAGTAACTTTTGCATCCGGTGCAGGCGTTCAGACAGTCTATGACCCGCTGAAGTTCAGGATGCGTGAGGACTTCTAATGAAGGCCGTTGCCAGCTACATCAAGCTGCACGCTGAGTCCGCGTATGTAAAACTACAAGCGCTGGCAACCTATCAGCATCTGTCCGTAGAGGTTCAATACGTTCTTCTACAGGCGACAGCCATAACGGGTAAGTTCATTGACTTCCTAGAATTTGCTGATTCAGTTGCTCAAGTTGACGCTGCTACCAAAGCATTTGGTAAGAACCTAACCGACGTAGCCGCTTTGGCGGAGCAGATTAGCCTCGGAACTTTCAAATCCGCAGCCGATACGCAGACCCTCAGTGATGTCATTTTCATTGCTACGACGTTCAATCGGGCGTTTGCCGATACGACCAGTTTTACCGATGCAGCTACTCGCAGTGTAGGGAAAGTTCTAGCTGATAGCGTTACTGAGACTGATGCGGCGTCGCTTGCAGTGACAAAGCTCATCGCAGACTCGCTGGCCATGGCCGATTCGGTTGTTGGGATTAACTTCACAGACAATGAAGACGACGCTGTAGCCATTGACGATCTAGGCGTAGACGATGATCCGGCTTGGGTTTTAGGTAAAAATTTATCTGACACAGCCTCGACAACTGACGCCGGCTTGTTGATAATGCAGGATTACTGCGACATTACTTATTTTTTAGAAGACTACGTGGGCCAATCCCGCACATTTTGAGGAAAAACCATGAACTTAAATGAACTTTTCAAACTGACCGGCAAGGTTCACGTAACCGTGACAAATGAACGCGGTGAAGTCGTTGAGCAGCGGGCTGCCAATCTAGTCGTAACAACTGGCAAAAACTTTACGGCTTCCCGTATGGTTGGCACTGCCGATAACGTTATGAGCCATATGGCGGTTGGCTCTAGCAACACCGCTGCTGCTGTTGGTGATACCGCACTGGGCGCTGAGTTAGGCCGCGTCGCTTTGACTGCCGGCACTGCCACTACTAACGTTGTAACTTACACAGCTACATTCGGTGCTGGCACAGGTACTGGCGGAGTTCAAGAAGCCGGTATTTTTAATGCTTCTTCTGCCGGAACGATGCTCTGCCGAGTTGTTTTTGCCGTCGTTAACAAAGGTGCAAACGATACAATGGCTATCACTTGGACAGTCACCGTCGGATAAAATGTAGAGGATTTAGATGTCTACAATCGTTACCCGCGCAGGTAAGGGCTCACCCCTTACCAACAATGAAGTAGACGCGAACTTCACAAACCTCAACACTGACAAGATTCAGGTTACGGGTACGCCTACGAATGGACAAGCCATTATTTGGAATGGCACAGCATGGGTTCCCGGAGCGAGTGCAACATATCCCGCAGCAGGTATTGCTAACTCAACTGGATCGGCTTGGGGCACAAGCTACACAACATCAGGTTCCGGTACTGTGGTGGCTTTGGCCACTGGCGCTGCGCTAACAAACCCAAGTGCTAACCAGATCAACGACACCAACAACGCACAGATTTTGGGCCTGTCGCCAACAACTTCTGCTGTTGATTATGTGACCATCAAAAATGGCATTGGAACAGGCGTTCCGCTTCACGTCTATGCTGACGGCCCAAGCACAAATATTGGCTTGCACATCCAGCCCAAAGGCACAGGTTTAGTCACAATCAGCGACGGCACAGACTTCAACAAAGGCATTCGCTTTAGAAGTTCAAGTTCTGCTGCAAGCGCGGTAACTTTAATTGATGCAGTATCAACAGCCGGTCGAGTAGTCACTTTGCCTGATGCAACAACTACCCTTGTTGGCCGTGACACAACGGATACGCTGACCAACAAAACGCTGACTTCACCTACTCTAACAACACCCATTTTGGGCACGCCTCAGTCTGGTAACTTTAGCACCGGCACGTTTACATGGCCGACCTTTAACCAGAACACAACAGGCACTGCGGCTGGCTTGTCTGCAACTTTAGCTATCGGCTCAGGTGGTACAGGTCAAACAACTGCTAATGCTGCACTTAACGCCTTGATTCCAAATCAGGCTACCAACTCCGGTAAGTTCCTGACAACAGACGGAACCAATACATCTTGGGCAACAACTGCAACAGCGGTTTCCCTGACAAACGACACAACAACTGCAACCAATCTGTACCCTTTGTTTGCTGCGGCCACAAGTGGAACGGCAAGCACAATCTACACGGGCAATGCCAAACTGTTATACAAGCCTTCAACAGGTGAGTTGGCATCTTCTGTTATCAACGCATCAAATGGTATTGTGGTTAACAGTCAAACTGTTGCTGTGAGTTACACAATTGCAAGCGGTAGTTCAGGTATGTCTTCAGGTCCAATTACTGTGGCCTCGGGTCAATCGGTAACTGTCAGTTCAGGATCAAGGTGGGTAATCGTATGAGTTCAATTGTCATTGCGGGTGATACAAGCGGTTCAGTCACACTACAAGCCCCTGCGGTATCGGGTTCTACTGTTTT